TACTCCAGCAGCCTTAACTGCTACAAAATATTACTACTATAATGAATTCCAATGGCAGCAAGACTCATCTCAAAACTGGAATGAATCACGTTATCGCATGAGAATAATCGTTGGAGATAATGATTATATTGGAATGGCAAGATATACTCCATCCAATGCGACTAGATATGCTACATTCCTTCCAAATCCAGCTGGTACAGCTGGAACATTACAAACATTAAATGGTGTTGGTCATACAACATCTTATGGTTGGGATCAAGGTCAGCAATATGGTCAACGCCATGTTATTTCATGGAGTAACAACTGGGTAGTTTCATATGCACCTTATTACTATTATGGATCTGGTATGTGTGCAATTGTTTCTGATACTAGAGATCCTAGAAGATACTATACATTCCAGCAGACACAAACATCAAACGGATGTCAAACAGTTCCATTTAAAGAAGACATGTTCTTGTTTAATGACTCAGCAAATAACCCTGACGGTAACGTAGGATTTAGATTGTGGACATATGATCCAGAAGGTTATATGTTAAATGGAAGAAGCCAGACTGGTGCTGTTACAAATGGTCAGCAGATTAATATGCAAAACAATACTTTTACGTATAGCTTTGATACAAGATATACATCAACAAACTATCCAACTCTAATGTCAACAGAGTCTTGGTCACATTTCTAAAAGAGGTAAAAAATGTACTACGCAGTAGTAAAAGATGACAAAATAGAAAAATTTGGCACACTTGCTGAAGTTTTTCCTAATGTCTCCTTTCCATGGGATGGACCTAATGATGAGTATCTTTTAGAAAATAATGCTCAAAAAGTATTAGAGATGTTTGAACATGATGCCAGCAAAAATAAACTTGTATACTGTGATCCATACATTAAAGATGGTAAAGTTTATATGGTTGAAGAAAAAAAATTTACTAGATCTGAATTATCAGAAAATAAAAAGGGCAAGGAAGATTTAGAAAAACTTGAGGGGGAATAACAAGTGCTAAGCAATCAAAGATCAATTTATAAAAGAGCACGTTATAGCCAATTCGGACTTCAATTATGGTTAGATGCAACAGCAATTGATAATATTACTCGTGATGGTAGCAATAAAATTTCATTGGTAGAAGACAGAACTTCATATTTAAGACATTTTAATCAACCAACTTCAGCTAATCAACCAACTCTAGTTTTATCTGGAATTAATAGCTTACCAGCAATTAGATTTGATGGAATTTCTCAATTTCTTAACTTTTCAGACCCAACACTATCCTGGCTAAATAATACATCATTTACATTTTTTTATGTTGCAACAAAAACAGCTCAGTCAGCTAACTCATTTGTTATAGGTGGATCTGCTACTGGAACAAGAACAAATTTATCAAGCGGATACCTTAGTTCAAATACCTATAGAATTGGTTTTGGTTCAGATGATCTTCCAACAATTGTTCCAGTAAGGCCAGCAGGAACACCAGAGTTATATTGTGTTAAGTATTCAACTGCAGATAACTCAAGAATTGTAAGAAGAAATAAAAGCGTAGTTGGTATTGGTGCATCAAATGGAGCACTTAGCGGAATGACTGGACAGGCTCTAGGAAGACATTTAGGCGCCTTTGGTCAATTTGATCTAGGAGAAGTTATTATTTATAACAGAGTATTGTCTGATTATGAAACAGAGCAGGTTGAACGAGATTTAATGTCTAAATGGACAATTACTTAGGATACTAAATGGCATATATACCAACTAAGTTTGCTGGTCCAGTTTTTTTAACAACTCTTCCAACATCACCAGTAGCAACATTTAGCCAATCTGGAATTATAAAAAACTTAACAATTTCAAATATTCTAGATGGTCCACTAACATACAATGTATGGCTTGCCTCATCTTCTCAAGATGCACAAGACTACAATAGAATTATGCCAGATTTAATTTCTGGTGGTAAATCATTTACTTCAACTGAATTAACATTAGTTGTTAACGCTGGAGATAAATTATATGCCACTGGAAGTATTCCTCAAGGATTGCTTATTACAGTATCTGGCGTTTATTTCTAACAGAAACCAGAGGTCAAAATGAAACTTGTTGATGTCGTATATGACAGTAATGATTTGTCATATAAAGACTTTTCTGGATTCAATAGAACAATAACAAAAATTGGGAGTGGTAATTGGAAAATTACTCCCCCACTTACATCAAAAACCTACAATGCTATTAGAATAACCCCAAGCTCTAAATTATCTATAGCAAACGTGCCAATAGGAAAATATTCTCACGAACGTGAATCTTTTTCTATTAATTTATATTTTAAAACAGTAGATGGATCAACTTGTAGAATATTATATTCTGACCAAGAAAATTTTGGCATCAGGTTTGACTCTAATAAAATTATTTTTGTCATTAAAAGTGATTCTGGATCAACCCACGAATTATCATATATAGTTCCAACAATTGAAGATTCTTATCATATATCGGCAACATATGATGATAGAAGAATGTCATTAATTATAAATGGAAATGTAGAAGCATCAGCTTTACTTTCTGATTCATTTAAATTTAAATCTTTATCAGACATAACTTTGATATCTCAAGATTCTACATTTTTAATAGATAGAGTGCAAATATTAAATGAAGTTTTATCTTTAGGTCAACATCAGCTAGAGCTAAGACAAGACAAATATTTACAATATCCAGATCAAATATTTAGTAGGGACGGAGCCTACTACTGGGGCTTTGATATTAATAATAAGCAAATAGACGATAGTTTTGAATACGGTATAAATAAATCTTTTTCTACAGCAACATTAACCAATTTAGAACTTGATGAGTTTGGATATCTTATAGTATCTGAAGGAAGTTTGCAAGGAACTCTTGAAGATAAACATTTTTTCCCATCATTAGCACTATCATCTCATAACCAAATAGAGTGGGATTATGATTCTGGAATAACATTTGAATATAGCCTTGATGGAATAAATTATTCTTACTCATATAATTATTCAAATATAGAAAATTTTTCTGGCGGATATTTGTATTATAGGGTAACAATTAATGCTGGATCAAAACTAAGACATTTAAAATTTATTTCATTTAAAGATATTAAACTTCCATCAGATAACAGCCTTTTTGATATTTCATCTAATGGCATATATACTGTTGGAAATAGATCTGGATTATTAATAGATCATTCTAATAACATGGGAATCAAAAAGCTTGCTGGAAGTGGAATAAAGATTGAAGATATGTCAATTCATTCTGTAGAGTTTTTATATAATCCACAATCAATAGCAAATCCTGGAATTCTATTAGAATGTGGTATAGCAAAATATGCGTGGGACATAAATGGTTCTGTAGCTAAAGCTAACATACAGGATATATATGTTAATGGAAAAAATTTAACTGGTGAAACCGATATTTCACTTGTATTTAGTCCTGGAATATGGCATCATGTTGTTGTAGAGTTTACTACAAGCCAAACAGATACTCTATTTATTAACCAAAATTCTAGTGGATCAGTTGCTGGTCAATTATCAAGGTTTGCACATTTAGCCTTATATAATGATGATATGGCTGGGCATGCTGTTAATCACTATAATTATCTTACAACAAAGGTTGTACAGGCCTCTGCTACAGATACCATAAATTTGGGCTCAGAGTCATATAATGCCTTTTCTGTGGACAAAGTTATTATTTCAACACAATAATATGTCCATTAATATAGACATATTTGGTGTAAACAAGAGAAAAATGGTATAATTAAAAAATGAAGAAAATTAGAAGCTCAGTTGTTGAGAGTAAGTCAAAATACGGCGTATATGTTTGGCAGATGCCAAATGGGCAATGGGTCGGAGATGACGAAGGTAGATATATGTTGATTCCATCAGAAAAAGGTGATCAAGAAAAGATATCACAAATTACAGAGGCTGCTAGGTCTTATGGAATTACTGAAGGTCAAGCACAGTTTGTCCCTGGAAGAAGAAAAGTTTCAGATGAAGAGTATGCGGAACAAGAAGCAAGATTAAGAATGGGAATGACACCAGACCCATTTGATATTGACGAAAGTATAGAACAGTATAAGAGGTTAACAAATGGCATCTGAGTATATTGAAGATGATGTAGAAGTTGTAGAGATAAAAGGTTCTGCAGACGTATTTGGTGGAATAACACCAGATGAACATGGGGACCCATTCTCAAAAAATTTAGACGAAGTTAAAAGACTTTCTGGATTTAGTACAAACTTCAAAAAGAGACTTGCAAGAACAGATTTTTCTAAGGTTCTTCGTGGAATGGATGTTTCCACAACACAAATTGTAGAGCCATTTATGATTACTGGCTACAGCATCCTTGATGTTGTTCAGCCTCCATATAACTTAAATTATTTAGCTTCAATATATGAAATATCAGCACCTCATTATTCTGCAGTAAATGCAAAGGTTGCAAATATCATTGGTCTTGGTTATGATTTTGTTGAAACAGAAAGTACAAAAGAAAAGCTTGCAGATATTCAAGATGAGAAGCAGTTAGAAAGAGCACGTAGAAAAGTAGAACGAGTTAAAATTTCAATGCATGATTGGCTTGAAGATACAAATGAGGAAGAAACATTTGTGGAAACATTATCTCGTGTGTGGAAAGATTATGAAACAACTGGTAATGGATATTTAGAAATTGGCAGAAAAAATACTGGAGAGATTGGATATATTGGTCATGTTCCAGCAGCGTCAATGCGTGTTCGTAGATTAAGAGATGGATTTGTTCAGATTATAGGAAATCAATCTGTATTCTTTAGAAATTTTGGAGATCAAGAAACCACTAACCCAATAACAGCAGATGTTCGTCCTAATGAAATTATTCACTTTAAAAACTATACTCCCACAAATGGATATTATGGAGTTCCAGATATTATTTCATCAAAGAATGCAATGGCTGGAAATGAGTTTGCCGCTAGATTTAATTTAGACTATTTTGAGAATAAAGCCGTTCCTAGGTACATTATAACCGTCAAGGGTGCTCGTCTATCCAACGACGCTGAAAGAAAGCTCCTAGAGTTCTTCCAGACTGGTTTAAAGGGCAAGAATCACAGGTCTCTATACATCCCTCTACCAGCAGATAATAATGATTCTAAGGTTGAGTTTAAAATGGAGCCAGTAGAGGCTGGAGTTCAGGACTCTTCATTTAATAATTATAAGACTGCCAATAGAGATGAAATATTAATTTCTCATAGAGTTCCTATCAGCAAAATTGGAACCCCAGCAGGAGTATCTTTGGCAAATGCAAGGGATGCAGACAAAACATTTAAAGAACAAGTTTGTCGCCCATCTCAAAGAAATATTGAAAAGAAGTTAAATAAAATTATTTCGGAAAAAACAGACATGTTTTCTTTGAAGTTTAATGAGTTAACTTTAACAGATGAAGATACTCAATCTAAGATTGATGAGAGATATTTACGCATGAAAGTTCTGGTTCCTAATGAAATTAGAGCTAGAATGGGAATGCAGGGAATTCCTGGAGGAGATATACCAGTTCAATTAACTGGCCAACAGGCAGCAGATGCAACAGCAAATGCTTCTGGAAATAGGAGCAGAGATCAACAAAGAGCTGGAACTCAGCCAGATATTGCTGGGGAGGCTAGAAACCCTCAAGGTGAAGGGCGCCAGATTTAGTAAACAGATACTTGCGTTTTAATCTACTAAGAGATATTATTTATACACCATGGAAATAAAAAAGGCAAATTGGACCACAAGCGGAAACAACCTTAAAATAAGTGTACCGTTTTCAAAGGTCGATAAATCAAAGAGGACAGTCTCTGGTTTTGCCACGCTTGATAATGTAGATACTCAGGGTGACATTGTTGAAGCAGAGGCAAGCATTTCTGCATTTAAGCGCTTTAGAGGTAATGTAAGAGAAATGCATCAACCATTAGCAGTTGGAAAAGTTGTTTCATTTGAGCCTAAAAGTTATTATGATCCAGCAGATGGAAAAGTTTATAATGGTGTTTATGTAAATACTTATGTTTCTAAGGGTGCACAAGATACTTGGGAAAAAGTTTTAGATGGAACACTTCAAGGATTTTCAATTGGTGGAGCTATTAATAAAACAGACTTACAGCAAATAGATGGGGCCGAATCCCCAATAAGAATTATTAAAGACTATGATCTTGTAGAATTATCTTTAGTTGATAATCCAGCAAATCAATTAGCAAATATTTTTTCAATTGAAAAATCAAATGGACAATCATTTATAAAGGGAATTGCAGCAGAAGTAACTCTTGAAAATATTTTTTGGTGTCCAACAGATTCAATTGCGGTAACATCAACTAATGAAGGATGCGATTGCGAAAATTGTAATTGTAAAATGGAAAACATTGGTTGGGTAGAAAGCAATGATGTTAATAAAGCGGATGTAATTAAAAGCATTGTTGATCAATATATAAATAAGAATTCTGAGATTGATGAAATCGCAGAAGAACGTCGGAATGCTAACGACGGCGTTTTAAAAAATAATACAGCCAATGAAGGAGGTACTAACATGGCAGATGAAGCAGTTGTAGAAACAACAGAAGCAACTGAAACTGCAGCAGTAGCAGAAGCTCCAGCAGCAGAAGCAGCTGAGGCAGTAGCTGAGACAGCAGCAGCTGTCGATGAAGCTCCAGAGGGCGCTGAAACTGTTGTCGAAAAGGCAGCAGATATTCAAGAGGTCGCCGTTGAAGAGCTTGATTTTTCAAAGAAGATTGACGAATTGAAGGCGTTTTTCGCAGACAATTTTGCAAAGAATGCAGCAGATAATGCTGCAGCTACAGATGCAGTTCGTAACAACCTAGAGGAAGTTGTTAAGAGCGCAGAGGCAAAGCTTGATGAGCTTTCCAAGAAGTACGAAGAGCTTTCTCTTACAGTAAAGTCTATCGAAGATAAGTTTACTAGTACAGAGAAAAGAATTGATGCAGTCGAATCAGAGACAGCAATCAAGAAGTCAGCAGATCTTGGCGGATCTACTGATGAAACAGTAACAAAGAGCAAGTGGGGCGGCACATTCCTCGGTGTACGCGATATTCTCTAAAAATAAGGCAGGTGAAATAAATGAGTAATGAACTATTAAAGTCAGTAATTGCATCAACAACA